AGATACTACTGAGAAGTGGTGTAGAGACCGTGCTATATACCTTGCATTAATGGAATCTATTAAGATTGCAGATGGTCAGGATGAAAAAAAGAATCGAGATGCAATTCCAAGTATTCTTTCGGATGCTCTAGCAGTTTCGTTTGACAATAATATTGGACACGATTACTTCAAGGACTTTGAACGAAGATATGAGTTCTACCATCAACGTGAGGAAAAGATTCCTTTCGATTTGGAATTCTTCAACAAAATTACAAAGGGTGGACTTCCTAATAAAACTCTCAACATTGCTCTTGCAGGCACTGGTGTGGGCAAGTCTCTCTTTATGTGCCATGTTGCTGCTTCTGTCCTACTTCAAGGTAAGAATGTTCTTTATATTACTTTGGAGATGGCAGAAGAAAGGATTGCGGAACGTATTGACTCGAATCTTTTGAATATTAATATTCAAGATATTGAATCTCTTCCAAAGATGATGTTTGAATCAAAAGTGAATAGCATCAGCAAAAAGAGTCAGGGAACTTTGATTATTAAAGAGTATCCAACTGCATCCGCACACGCAGGGCACTTTAGAGCACTTCTTAACGAGTTATCACTTAAGAAATCTTTCAAACCAGATATTATCTTTATTGATTATCTGAATATCTGTGCGTCTTCACGTTATAAGGGAAATAGCAATATCAACTCATACACTTTTGTGAAAGCAATTGCTGAAGAACTTCGTGGATTGGCAGTTGAAACTAATGTCCCTATTGTCTCTGCTACTCAGACTACTCGTTCTGGTTATGGTAATTCCGATGTTGAACTCACTGATACTTCTGAAAGTTTTGGTCTTCCTGCTACTGCTGACCTTATGTTTGCTCTTATCTCGACGGAAGAATTAGAGCAACTTGGTCAGATTATGGTCAAACAATTGAAGAACAGATATAATGACCCAACAATGAATAAAAGATTCGTTGTTGGTATTGATAGAGCAAAGATGCGTCTTTATGACGTAGAGCAGAGTGCTCAAAAGGATATACTTGACTCTGGGCAAGAGGAAGAGTATAGTTTATGACGAAGAAAAAACAAGTAAATTTTCTGGATTTAAATTTTAAGTGAAAAGAAATATAATTGAATTTATTTCACATAATGAATATAAAGATATTATATGTGAACCTTATCCTTCTTATAAAAATTTTCCTTCTTGGTTTTCTAATACTAAACTTGTTTCTAAAAAGTCAGAATGTCCATTTGTATTTCTTCATCGGGATAATTTTTCTGATGTTGATAGAGAAACAAATGTCACTGGATGCCCAGGAATAATTGATTATTCCTCTATGGGATATATTGTTCCTTCTTGGAATAACTTCTTAATCAGAAATGATGATAATCAATTATATATTACTTGGGAGCATGATTTTAGAGATAAGTATTCCCTTCATGAAACAGAACATCATATTCCTGGATTTTCTGAAAATGAGAAACCAAAGTATGGTGGATTTTCTAAACTTTTTACTCCATGGTACATAAAAACAAGTCCTGGGATATCCTGTTTAATAACACATCCAGTTTTGTATAGGGAAACTCGATTCACTACTTCAAGTGGTATAATGCATACAGATAAATTTCCCGTTCCATTAACTTGGTTTTTTGAATGGAATAATGAAATAAAAATTGGATTAGAAGAAAACAAAATACCAAGAGAACAACTAATAACAATTGGAACACCCCTAATTCATATTATACCTTTTCAACGAAAAGATTTTAATTCAGAGGTAAAATATTTAGATAATTCTAGTATGAATTTATTAAAATATAAAACTAGTGTATTCCTTCATGATTGGAGTGGAAATTCACTTTATAATAAATTTAGGAAAACAATAAAAAATATGTTTAGGTAGATTCTTGACTTAGGTTAAAATTGTAGTATAATTACAAAGAAGAAAAACAAGTAAATTTTCTGGATTTAAATTATTAATGGAAACTAAAACTGAAACTGTAAAGCACGTTGATTTTGATAAGTATGCAGAGTTTGTTGATGCCGTAACTTCTGATGCATCCAAAGACTTTCTTTCTCTTTCTGATCGTCTAGTTGCTCTTGATGAGAAGGGTGCAAATATTGAACGACTCCTGACCGCATCTGTCGGTATTAATGCCGAAGGTGGTGAGTTTATGGAAATTGTTAAGAAAATGATCTTCCAAGGCAAACCTTATAATGAGGACAACCGTGAGCATCTGATTATTGAACTGGGTGATATTATGTGGTATGTTGCCCAGGCATGTATGGCACTTGAAGTTACTCTTGATGATGTAGTTGCTCGTAATGTTCAAAAACTTCTGAAGCGTTATCCTGAGGGTGCTTTTGATGTTTATTTCTCCGAAAACCGTGCTGCTGATGACCGATGACTAAAGAAAAGCAAGTAACAATTAAAATGGATGTTCGTTCTGCTGCTGCAGTTCGTCAAATTCTTTTTGATTCTCAAAAGGGATATACGTATGATCAAACAAGTGTTCCTCCACGAATTTCTGATATTCGTAATGTAATTGGGGATCTTGATGATAAAATTGGCGAAATCGTTGAATCAAAATAAATACTTTAAAAAATGTCTTTAGTTGGAAAAAGGAAAGGAAAACCACTAACTAGATTTCAATTTGAAAATATCATTAAAAAATTTATGGTATTTCTCAAAAAAGAACTTCGTATTACTGATGAAATACCGGTAGTATTGATTGATGATTTAGAGTTTTCCTTAAAAAATCATTCATTTGCTTGTATTAAACTTGACACTAGAATGATTTACTTGAGTATAATAAATAGACATCCTATTGATATTTTGAGATCTTTGGCACATGAGGTTGTCCACCTTAAGCAATTGAGTAGTGGACAACATGTTTCTGGGCATACTGGAAGCAGGCATGAAAATGAGGCAAATGCCAAGGCTGGAGAAATACTGAGAAAATATGGAAAACTTAATCCATATCTTTTTGACTTTATGCCACTTAGGTGATATAATAGTCTTATTGGGGAATTAGCTCATTTGGTAGAGCGCCTGCTTTGCACGCAGGAGGTAAGGGGTTCGACTCCCCTATTCTCCACTTGCCCAAATGGCGGAATTGGTAGACGCGCAGGGTTTAGGTTCCTGTAGAAATATCTGTGGAGGTTCAAGTCCTCTTTTGGGCACTAAATAAAAATAAAAATGGCGAATAATAGTCAAAGTAAATTACTAGACTTGAATGCGGCACTTGAAGCGGTAAAAACAAGTGTTAGGGGTATTGATATTAAAATAAAATTTGCAACTTCAACTTCTGTTAAGTATATTGTAAAGTCTAATGATAGGCAATCTACTAGAGAGATACTAGAAAATCAACTTAAAATAAGACAAGTAGGAAAAGTAACAAGACAATCTTTAAGTGATTCTTCTATGGAAGTAACTAAATGTGAAATCGTAGTCGGGGGTAAAAGAGAAACTCATACATTTGTCTATAAACCCATTAGAGGAGGAATGTCTCAGACAACTTTGAATGCCTCCATTACGGAATTATTTCCTTGTATTGCATTTACAACTGGAATACGGTCTAGATCTATTAAAAATGTTAGGGATTTTTATGAGAAAATAATGCAAAATAATAATCCTGGATTAAGTTGTTATCTTAATAGTAGGGATGCAAAAGCGGGTAGAGAATTTATTGTGAAAGCAGAAGATGGTAAGTTTGAGGAAAAGGCTAAAAATGCAATTAATGTTTTGAGGTGGTTGGAGGCCGTGAATAGGAAACACCCTATTGCAAATGTTATATGGGGATATAGAGCAAAACCTGCTGGAGTAATGCCTAGTCATCCGGGAGATATTTTTATTCGTTTTAAAAATGGGCAATTATTGGGTGTAAGTTTAAAGGCTGGAGGAAAAAATACAGATGAACCTAAATTGAATACTTATATCCGTCCAATATTCCAATATTATGGTAAATTAAATGAATATGAAAAATTGAAAGATAAACTTTGGCCACAATACTTACAGATCCCGGGAATTACAGAAGAAGACAAAAAATTCTGGGGAAAAAACAATCTGGCACAAAAAACATATGCTTTTGAGAATGTTGATAAATCAAAGTATGATCAATTATATGATATGAATTTAGAAATTATTAAACAAGAACTGATTAAATTATTGAATAGTGATTTTAGTAAAACAAAATCTTGGTTGCTTGAAAAGGTAGCTCAACAACAGCAAGATGTTCCTCTTGTTGTTGTTAAAGCAACTCAAACAACTGCTAGAAGAGATAAGTCTGGTGATGTGCTTGCTGAAGCACTTGCATCAGTCACAAGTATTGTTGCTCGTCCAGCATCAGGTAATTCAAAACAATCTTGGAATATTATGTTAAGGGATGGTTCTATTCTTGAAATGGATTTCACTACTAGGACTAATAAAGTTGGTGCTACACATAAATTGGGGCAATTTGAAAACCTTGCAGTCAAATTCAATAAAGTTAAAATACGATAAAATCATTAAAATAAATAAATA